GAAATTATCTCCTCGCACTTGGCCGGAGATAATCTATCTTTAAATATATGGATAAAGTTGTTATGCATGAACTAATCTCAAATTGAGAAGTCCATCCGATTGTTGCTTATGATAATAAGCTTCTCTCCAATTATTAACATCGATAGTTACATACTTGGATCTAAATTTTGGTGTCTTAGCTTCTGATACTGGCTTAACAACCATTAATTCGTCTACTTCATTTGAAGCTGCATACTTGTCAAAGATATCAGGTGTAGTAAAATTGGATCCTAATTTCTTAAGCTCTAATCTATTTCCACCTACTGCGATATCATAACCTATATGATTATCTACTCCAAATTCAGATGAAAAATCATAGAAACATAAAAAGAATTCACCTGGTCCAGCTTGAACTTTTCCTGGTCTGTAATGCATTAATGCAAATTCAGATAATTCATACATTGGATTACTAGTAATCGAAACATCAATATGATTAGCTATTTCGTGTAAACGACCATCATTAATAAATGGAGTCATTTCATGAGTTCTAATTTTCATTAGAAAATCATTCACTGTGTCATCGTCAATATTATTTTCATATGCAAATCCACAAAACATTCCAGTTAGCTCTCTAAGAGCTGTATCGAATAGTTTAGGATTAGCAAAGCCTTCGCGTCTCTCTAGAATTGCTTCTAAGTTATGCCTTATTCCTGAATAGTTAATCATATGTTCTCCTTTACAGTTCTACCTGTAAATTTTTGGAAGACTGTCTTCGCCTCTTCAAGCTCATAAGTTTCCTCGTTAAAAATTCTCCTTTCTCTGCAATTCATATCGTACCATGTTAAGAAATTATCATACACGCTACGCTCGTTGTCATAAACAAATGCTTCCATTATGACACCTGTTCCATGGAAGCTTTTGCATTCTTCTCACCATAAAAGTTTTCCCAAAACTTATCAGTCTCAGTTTCACGTTCATCGTTTGAAGCTTTAAGCTGTTTTGGCGTTATCATTAGAGCTTCACAGAAGTCTAATAAGACATCACCGAAAGGAACTCTATCGTTTGATTTCCATCTTACGATATCATTTTCATCGACATACCAATCATGCGAACCAAAGAACCCTTCAGGATCTTTAACATCAGCAGTTGTATTAAACGTACCAGTTAATCCCCATCGAGAATAACTACGACCAGAGCAAACTAATTTGTCCTGGAATTTTTTTGGATAACTTCTTTTAAACATAATTTTCCTAATCTCCTATTTAATTATTATACCCGCAAACCGCGAAAAAAGGCAACCCCTTTATGACGCTAATTTACAAAAACCTTTAAACTCACCCTTCATAGAATAAGGTAAACCTAAGCTGTAGCAGATGTAACTTTCATCCCATTCATTTTCAAGACCTTCAGATTGAAGGATCCAACGAATCGCTGATCTTCTAGAACCAGCCATTGCTTCATACTTAGCAACTAACTTTTCAAACTTAGCTGTGTTATATGCATACATTTCTTCCATACGCTTATTCTCAGCTTCAATAGCATCGCTGATTCTATCAGCCTCAGCCTCTAGCTCAGCCATAGACATAGAATCAAAATCATATCCACGATTTCTAAAACCATAAGCATCCTTATGACCATCATAGATGAAAGTAATAAGATTCTCTCTCTCGAGCTCAGCCACTGTAGAGATACCTCTCTCTACCCAGTAAGCTTCATCTTCAGGATAAAGCCCTGCAGCTCTACCTGGACCAGCTTTAATCCAAGCTCTAGTTTTAGCGTTCTCCGCTTTGATGTGATTTAGTAATTCTTGCATATTCAATAACCTTTATTTAATTTCCTATAATATAATTATATGACAAAACCAGTTTTAAGGCAACCGGTTTCTTCAAAAAACTTCGATTATTTTGCGGTTTTTCTGATATTTGACGCAGATATGCGCTCTATTTCAGGTTCTAGGGTTTCTTTTTCGATTTTATAACCTACATCTCTACCATAAGTTATATTAACGATATTAGGGACCTCAATTATTGTATAAGTATCTCGATCTATACCTGCTTTGTCTAAAGCATCAATAATCATTAAAGCACGATCATGTGCATTGTATGGGTTATTTTCAGATCCGTCGGATCTTCTTAATAGTATTACTACTTGGCCAGTTTTGCTAAGCGCTCTTTTAAAAAGCTCTGTATGCCCTGAATGCCAGGGTTGAAATCTTCCAAGGAGTTGCGTAGTTGGTCTACTCCAATCCATTCTGATATCCTCACATCATAGTTAACGGGTCTTTCAAACATCTTGTTTGTATCCTCGTATCTACTTTTGCTCTTCGTGTCCATGAAGATTATGAAATCTGCGTGAGATGCATTGCGCAACTCTTCTGTAGGTGCTACAAAGTCCATAATACCATAAGGGGTGTTCCTCATTCTTAATGCTTGATATAATCTTCCAGATGGAGAGAAATCCCAATCGTCATGGAACTCTCTCATTGTATCCGCATTATAATGAGGTAATAAGAAATGATATGCTAATTCCCGTGCTAGCGTAGTTTTGCCAGAACCAGGTAATCCGCATATTAAGATTTTTATCTTCGTCTCCCATTATTCATCAGTAGCACTGATATCATAGCACTAGAATTTAATTGATTAAAGTGCATAGTATCTTTAGGTAAACATTTACCACCGAATCCTCTTTTTCCATCAGGACCTGGAACATCCCAATGAGATCCACCAATGTTAGGATCCTCAACTAATATATCTTTTATATTATTATAATCTAATTTCAATGCTTGGCATGTATCATATAATATATTTGCAAATTCTACTTTAACTGCTAATGCAGCATTCCTGGCAACTTTAATCATAGCCGCTTCTTCAGGATCTACTACTTTAACACTCTTATTGGTTTGCTGAGCAAACCATTGATTAAGAGAATTGGTAGAAATTTCTTCCGAGCCTATAATTAAAGGAATTGAGTCATCATCTACATCCTCTTTCCAATGGTTCTCTCTAAGGAACTCTGGGAAGACTATGGCTCCCGGAAAATGTTCTACGTGGTCGGGACCGATTGTGCTTCTAATAACTTGTTGTCCCACAAACATGTTATACACCGATTTTAAAATGCTGATATCTAATTCACCCATGTCACCAGGTTTAGCATCAGTTGGTACACAGATAAAAACATAATCAAATTGACTAGCTTTAGGAACTGAATATTCTAAAGCTGGATCATGTATTGATATATCTAATGATTCATCTATGTTTGTTAGAAGACGGTGAGTAGCTTTACCTACAAAACCATATCCTAATATTAATATTTTCATTCTTCTGTTAACCTATCCAATTCTTTGACATCATGTTTGCCGAGAATTTCGATGTTATAATACCCATTCACAAGTTTTACGTTGTGCTCTAAATAATATCCTTTTGATTTAAGAATATCTCTTCTACGTTCAAATTCTATGTAGTCCGTTGGACTTAATCTTGCGTTCATAATTTAATCCACATCCTTTCGTGTAAATAATATAAAAGTAATTTAATAAAAAAGTCTGCTGCCATGATCCCTCCAGCAATTTCTAGACTGCCTGTTAAGACATATCCGATTATCCCTGTTGTCAGGGTTGCAATAGCTCTCCATGAGAAAGTCTTTAAGACACTTTTTGTTCGGCTATCCAATCCTCTTCGCCGTGATAGGTTGGCGCTCCTTCTAGAGCAGCTTTTGCCGCCCACATTACCTTCATAATTTTTTGTTTACAGTAAAAACCATTAAAGCCATCAATCATTGGATCATGCATGACTCCTTTCCATTGGTCTAGTTGATCTTGAATTGTATCAACTCCTGCCTTTTCAATATATGGCATATTATCCCCTATATAAATTCATTAAATTTCTTCTGCATGTCCCCTGCAGAACTTTGATCGAAGACTGGTGTGTCTTCAATTATATCTTCTTGAGCTGTTTGCTCAACATCATATAATTTCATTTTAGATCTATCAACACCTACAACAAACCTTCTATTAAAATTAGGATCCGAATATCTATTCTTTAATTGCTTAACTAATAGCTGTGCTAGATCTTCTAATTCTTCTGTGGATATAATTGCCCACATAAAGTCAGCAGTAGCTGGTAATCCAAAACTTTCTGATGTATCTTCTAACCCAATATCACTTGATGTATATCCTTGTCTTGTAGTTTGTGTAGCACTAACAATAGGTACATTAAATTCTACAGCTAGGCCTCTTAATTCCTCTGCTATAGCTTTTACATACGTATAACTATTTACTGCTGCTCCTTTCATTCTACTAGAGCTACATATATTTAAATAATCAATGTATATGATATCAGGTTTAAATTGTTTCTTTAATCTTAATTCATTTAATAGATGTCTAAAGTGTCCTGTGTGTGCACTAGCAGTAGGATATTCTTTAATAATTAATCTACCACTTGCTTTAGTTGATGCTCTTCCCATTTTCTTTTCAAAAGCATCTTTAGGCAACATCTTTAATTCATCTATTGTAGTGTTCAATAAGTTAGCATCTATTCTCTCAGCAATCTTTTCTTCAGCCATCTCCATTGTAATATATAAAACATTATATCCTTGTAATATATTAGCTGCGGAGCAATGACACATGAATAAAGATTTACCAACACCTGTTCCCGCAAGACATATGTTTAATGTTTTCTTACTTAAACCACCTTTAGTAACTTTATTGAAATAATCTAAATCAAAAGGAATCTTTTCCTCTTTCATTTTATAAAAATCAAATCTGGCTTCAGCATCTTCTGCCCAATCATGTCCTATATGATTGTCAAATGATACAGCTAAAGCTTCAGATAATTTTTCTGGTATTGCGTGTTCGGTTTCTTGACTCTTACCATCTATAATTTGGATACTATCCATGATAGCATTATAGATAGCTTTATCTTGACAGAATGCTTCTGTTTGGTCTACTAACCATTCATCAGCTCCTTTACCTTCAAAAGTCTCTACAATGTCTACAGCAGACTTGATAGTCTTTTCATCAAAGCCACCTACTTGATTTATCTCTATAAGTAATGCTTCTGGTTTAGGTAGTGCATTGTACTTTTCAAAGTACTCACTT